AGCACCATGAACATTTCTGTACCAGTCTTTTTCAGCGTGAATAGCATAAATTTGTACTTTATAACCGCATCTAGTTTTATAAAATTTACCAACCTCGATGATTAATTTATCCATTATTTTCCCCTTATTGACCAAAATTAAATTAAATACAATGATTTTTAACCAAATAATCTAAAATATCCTCAATTACCCATTCAATTTGCGCGTTAACTTGATAAACGCCTACCAATTCGCCCCTGGTGCCGTACCCTCTTTTGCAAGGATAGGGATAAGTTAAAAACATACCACGATAAAACCTTACTTGTAAACAACCTTTTTTTTGAATCTTTAATACAATTTTTTGCGCCCTCTCGTTTAATGTAGTCATTGCTCTAAATCCTTTAGAGTTTTTAACTTTTTACGATAAAACTGCACTAAATCTTTTAATTCTTCAATGGTATATTTTCTTGATTTATTATCACATTCTAACGCTTCAACTCGTTGAATTCCAATCTTTTTTATTAACCCTATTCGGTAATCAACTGCCCTTCCTGACCCATACTGGTTGCATATTTTTCTTTGCGCATGGCAATTATCCTCATTAAATCTTAAATGCGGTGCTGAACCTACTGACCGATAATGCCCTGCATCATATCCCCCACCCAGTTTTTGATCTCCCAAAGGTAATCCGCAGCAAATGCAGGTTAAATCTTTATCCCTAAACCTAATAAAATCATTAAATGCTTTTTGAGCGGTTTTAAGCCAGTCTGAGCGCGTTTTAAGTTTCTCCCGTCCTAACCTTAATTCAACATTTAATCGTTTAACCTTGACCTTATTGGCCAGCTTAATCGCACAATCAGGTGAACATACTTTGTGCAATGAGTTTTTCGGGTAAAAAATTGATTTACAAACAGCGCATTTTTTACTTTTAATCGGTTTCAACATTGTTGTCACTCCAAATTACTCCCCGATTATCCCCAAAAGCTAATATTAAATTAATTAAATCGCCAAATTCCTGTTTATTTAATTTACTGCTGCGCAATCCAATTAAAACTCGCTGACCGTTTAAACCTTTAGCGTTTCTTAATTCAGTTTTAAGTGATGCGGTAAATATATCCTTCCAGTCTTCAGCTTCCAAATATTCAATTTTACCGTTTACTTCCCAGGGTATTTGTTTTGAAACATCCGTTAATAATGCCCATAACATTGCATTTTGATCGGTTGACCTAGTGGCAGGGCTGATTTTAACCATATACCCTTCAGGCGCACTTAAAACTAAACTTATAGCAAACTTGCGCCTAGCTTGGTTAATCAAATGAATAAATTGAGCGTCACTCATTGTTTACGATTCGTTTTAATTCGTCCAATATCATTTTTTCGGACGTTATCCCGTTTAATTTTTGCCTGAAACTCGCGAGCGTATTTAGCATGGATTTCGCTAATTGCTTGTTCGGTCTCGTTGATAATACTAATCGGACACAACAATGAACGCATAGCAAGTTGTAGTTTCCCAAAGTCATATTGCATTTTTTAACCTCCTCCGTTAATAAATCAATTTGATTCATTTTGAATTCTTTGTATTAATCCTTTGGTTTTAAAAGCTAAAACATTATCGGTTATTGATTTGTTATTAAATCCTTTATTCATAACCGCTAAACATTTGTTTTCACTACCAAAAAAAACTGGTGGTAATGATCTAAAATTTTCAACTGAATTAAATTTATTGGCAATTCCAGTCAAAACAGATGGGTAATTTATTAAATCAATTTTATTTTTATAACCCTTGTAACGATTATGGAATTCATTACCAACAAAAGGCCATTCATCCAGCGTTTTATCGCCTAAGCCAATCCATCCTCCCATGTCGTGAATCACTGCGTGAATAATTGGGTCATCAAAAACAATATCCTTGTATGGCCCGATAGTTTTAACTGCATGATCGACTTTACTCCATGCCAATAGGGCAAGATCAAGCGTAGAGCCCTCCAGTTGCCTTAAAATGTCCGCAGGCTTAGGTAGGTACTGTCCACGATCAGGATTGCTTAAATGGGCCTCAAAACCTTTTTTAACGATATTCAGTTCAAAGTCCTTTAAAAGGTTCCACCAAAGTTGCAAAGTTGGGGCGTTAGGTGTCTTGTCGTACATCGTATAAACCATGCCTAATACGCCAACAAAATCATCATAATCATTGTTTGTCATTCTGGTCTCCAAAGCGTTGCCAAGTTTTTGTTGTGTTCCAAAATTTGCGTTTGCTTGCTAAATGTCTGCTTTTGATTCCTAACCCAGTTTCTCCAAGTTGCAAACCAATCAGCTTTTGTTGCTTTGGTTCCGGTTTGTGCTATCCAGTAATCCTTGAACTGTTGAAATATTGCTAAAGGGTTTAAATCAGGTCGTTCTGTTGAACAAAAAGTAATCCAATCGTTGGGTAACTCAAAATTTTCACTTAATCGTGACCCACGGGTTTTTTTTGCCTTGGGTGCATCGCAAGATGCGCCAATAATATTTTCCTGGTTTATGGTTAATGGTTTGTGGTTTATGGTTATTGGTTTATGGTTAGGGTTATTTTCGCTAACCGTTTGCTTTTCATTCGCTAACCGTTCGCTAACCGATTCGGTTTTCTTCCTATTGTCTATTGACTTTGGACGTCCTCCAAGTTTTCCATTTTCCTTGTTAGTTTTAGACTTTTCATGGTAATTTTTTATCTCTTGCTCAATACGTTTATGTTTGTACACTCCTTTATGCTCAAAAAAGAAGTCTTTTAAAACATTTTCTAAAGCCAATTTATCCGACTCGGAACCCAAATGTAACCGACGAATAACCGTTTCGGTTTCTATTGGTTTTTCGTCTAAATAGTAAAGATCAATTAATTCCCGATAAATCCAATGTTCAGTTCTATTTAAATGAATTGTGTCCTTGCGATAATCGGCAATATTAAATTTATAATAATGCATATTAAATTCCTTATATTTCACCCTAAAATCAAACAGTTGTATTTTTTCTAAGGCGATAAAGTTTGTATTTTTTATCTTTTGACCATTTGTCCTCAATGTCATGTCCTTTTTGTCTTAATTCGCTAATCCTGGTGGTTAATTTCATTGTCCCGCATAGCTTAAAAGCGTCTAAAGGTGACAACCATTTGTGTTTTAATGCCATAAGAATTTGATTACGCTGACTAATTTTCATAACTCCCCCTTAATTAAACCAAAGATAAACGCCATGAACGACTGCCACTGGAACGCATATAGCACCGGCCACCAAAAATCCCCACATTGCATGATTAAAACAATAAAAAACATGGGTAAACCACGCCAAAATTGACCCAATCCCTATAATTGCTACCCATAAATTACTTTTGTCATTGTCCATGATGTTCCTCCCAATTCCCTATCAAATTAAAATCCTTACTTACCCGATTAATACCTTCGTTTGACCAAAATACTGGCAATGGAATTAAATTGTCTCGGTACACAATTCCAAATAAATCCCCGTTTTTTTCTTCAGAAACCACGAACGCTTTTTGTCCGTTTTCAGTTTTATAAAAATTTGAATGAGTAAATATCATTTTTTACTCCTTTTCTTTTCTAATTCAGGCCATACCATGTGCCAGTCAAACGGTCTTAAATCAAACCTGGTAACTGCCCCGCGTGAAACTTTTTCTATTGCTACACATAGTTCAGCCCCGATAACCTGGTTTTTATAAACCGCTTTACGTAAATACCCATCTGAAGTTCCGCAGGCTTTTGCAAATATTTCGCGTTCTTCAGGGGATTTGTTGTTTAAATATTCAAGTAATTTTTTCATAATGATTAATTAAAGTTGTTGCGTTGAGTTCAATATAAACCTAACAAAATTAAAAGTAAATACCCACGGGTAGAAAATAATTAAAATAATACTTGCATAATTCACTACCTAGGGGTATATTTAACTTACACGTTAACAAGTGAGGAAAACAAAATGTCTGATTTAATATTGGTTCCATTGGTCGTATTAGGGTTCTGGGTGGCTGTTAAGGTTTTATCATTATTTGAGGTGAATCATGACTAAAAATAATCCATACGAGCGTAACAAGGCTGTTTTCACGCCTGAATTTATTAAAACATTGGCAGAAAAAAATAAAGAATATCGATTCAAAAAATACCCAGTGTTAAAAGATTTAGAAAATTTATTACAACAACCTGTTAGGGGGAAAAAATGAGTAATTTAACTAATGTAGGGCAACTTGACCGCAAAAAATATATTGGTGGTAGTGATGTGGCTGGGATTCTTGGTGTCTCGCCCTGGAAAACTCCATTACAAGTTTATTTAGCTAAAACCGAACAAGATACGGAAGTTATTACTGAAGCCAAGCAAAAAATATTTAATAGGGGTAAACGCATGGAACCCTATTTAATTGACCTTTTATCAGAGGAATTAGGAATTACTATTAAAGATCGTGGTAATAGATATATTGACAGTGAGCATGATTTTATTGCTGCTGAAATTGATGCAGAAACAGTTGATGGTCGCAACGTTGAAATTAAGACTGCTAATCAATTTTCCGCTAGCCAATGGGGCGATAAAGGTAGTGATGAAATACCTGTTTATTACGCAGCGCAAGCTATGCACGGCCTTATGGTAACTGGTAAAGATGAATGTATTTTCGGAGTTTTGATTGGGTCTGACGATTTTAGAACCTACGTTATAAAACGCGACCAAGAAACGATCGATGCTATCCGTCAAAAAGAATTAGACTTCTGGAACAACCATGTCCTTAAGGGTGTACCACCTGAACCTACAAACGTAGATGATATTAAGAAACTGTATGGCAAAGATTCAGGGTCAATAATTGAAGCTGATAGAAACATTGAAACAGATATTATTGTTCTTAAGTCATTAAAAGACGAATTAAAAGCCCTTGAGGATAGGATTGAAACTCACGAAAATAATATCAAGATGTATTTAAAAGATCATGCCACGCTTACTTTGCACGGACTACCAGTAGCTACGTATAAGAGCCAGCAAGCTAAACGTTTTGACAGTACAGCATTCAAAGCAAAACATCCTGATCTTTACGAACAATTTATTAAAGTAACCGAATCACGTATATTTAGAGTTAAATAAGGGGAATAATTATGGGCGCAACAAATCAATTAAAAGCAGCAGCTACCGGCAAATCAGATAATCCTGTAGTTTCATTTAGAAACTTTTTAGAACGTCAAAAAGGGCAGATTAGCGCAGCGCTGCCTAAACATTTAACTGCTGACCGTATGATTCGGTTGGCAGTGACGGAATTTGCAAAAAATCCATTGTTACAAAAATGTTCTGACTTAAGTATTTACTCTAGCTTAATCCAGGCGAGCCAACTGGGCCTTGAAATAGGTGTATTAGGGCAAGCATACCTAATTCCATTTAAAAACCATAAAACAGGTCAATATGAAGCCCAAATGTTACCAGGATATAAAGGCTTAATTGCATTGGCCCGTAGATCGGGTGAAGTAATTAGTATTGAAACTCATCTAGTTTACGAGAATGACGAATTCGAGTTAAATCTAGGTATCAATTCTTCAATAAGACACGTTCCCGACCTTGATGGCGACCGTGGACGCATTAAATTAGTGTACGGTGTAGCCAAGTTTAAAGACGGTGGTTATCATTTAGAATGGATGTCAATTCACGATGTAGAACGCATTAAATCTCGATCTAAAGCCAGCACAAACGGGCCATGGGTGACGGATTACGAACAAATGGTGCGTAAAACACTAATTCGCAGAATGGTGAATTATTTACCAATGTCTATTGAATTAGCAGCAGCTATTCAAGTATCAGATTCGGTAGATGATGGTAAAAAAGCGCATATTGATGGGGATTTTGTAGTCGTTGAAGAACAAGACGAAGAACAACCTAATCAAGAATCAGCCCCTAACGTTCAAGATATAAAACCGGTTGACACGGAACCAAAAGAAAAAGTAACGTTTGCTCAAGTGGCGCAGTTAATTAATGACGCTAATACTCAAGCTGAATTAAATAAACTGGTATTATCAATTAACAAAGTTCCTAATGAAGATCATAAAATGGAGTTAAAAGCATTGTTTACTCAACGCAATTTAGAGCTTCAAAACAATGTTTCTAATTAAAACTGTCTTAATGATATTAGGATATGCGGTGGTATTCTTTGCACTATGTGCATTATGGATGGCCACCGCATCCTTGTTAACAATAGGGACGTTTTTAGGTTGTATATCGACCGCTATTGAGGATAGATTATTAAAATGACAGAATGGTTTAAAGCTAGTAAAAAACCGCCTAAAACAAATCATGGCGTAAGTGATTATGTATTAATTACCGATGGGCATACAGTGGGAATCGGGATTTACAACTTTGACACTAAAGAATGGTTCCCGATCTCACCATCTTTGTTAAGGGTTGCTTATTGGGCCTATTTACCGGAACCGCCAAAATGAACTGGATAAATGTAAACTTTCAGCATCCGCCAGTAAATGTCATGTTGTTAGCTTGGATTTTTGACGGTAAAGAAGGTGCAGCTTGTTTTTGCCATTATAAAGATAAAAAATTCCTAGATAACCAAGACAATGAAATAAAAGACGTTACACATTGGATTGAATGGACGGAACCTAAATTTATGTAACATTACATATGTTATGTAACAATCATTCCTGAAACGACCATTAAAATAAACATAAACATCAAACCAGCTAAAAACCAGTACCCGATTAATTCTTTGGAATGGTATTGCATTTTACCCTCCTATTTTAAAATTAATTCTTGGCCCTTAATCCAGCTTTGTAGTTCAATTAGTTGTTCGGTTGTTTCAGCGCATTGTCCAGCAAGTACTGGGTTGGCGGTTGCTTCATTAAGTCCGATGGTGGTATCGGAAACTTTGGGCATTGCACCGCTACCGGCTGCGTTGCGCAACTTGCCATCATAGTACATACGAATATGCCTAATATTGTCTTGGTACGCATCATTTATTTCCCTCGTAGTAGTTATTGATTCCGCTTCTTTTTGTTTAACTTGCGCTTCTTGAACTTTAGCTGCAACTTCAACGTGCATCTTATAGCTATCAAATCGATTTGCTTCAAATTTGTATCCTGAAAACAAACCAATTAATAACGATATAACGCCTATTCCTAACGTCCAATAAATATTAAACATTATTATCCCCTATGCACCTACGATATTCTTGCCATCGCCTTGCTGCAAGTCCTGGTAATACCTTACCATGAAACATATCCCATCTTAGTAATTGACGGCAAGCACCATCGTAATTTTTTTGATTTAATAACTGAACAAGAGTGGAATGGCAGAAAGCATAACCACCCACATTATAGGTAAAATCAATATAAGCATCATATTCTCCTTGTGTTAGTGGAACGGTTACGCATTGCTTTACTTCCTTTTCAACATCGCCTACATCTTTTAAAGTTGTTTGCATCGCTTGAATTGGTGTTGTGCGCTCGCCTAAATAAACGTCATGGGTATTACCAAATCCGATCGTGGGAACATCGCCTTTAACGGGTATATAAGCAACTGGGCTGTATCCTTCGTTCATAGCCAAAGTAACAAACGCGCCTGCGCTAAACACTAATGACGCAATAGCAACTCGTTTATTCTTTTCCATTATTTATCCTTTATCGCATCGTCTGTGTCAAAACGAAGAATAACTATAATGACACCAACAATTACAGAAACGAGGGATTGATATAATGGGGTTACAGGAAGAATTGATACAAAATTTTGCGCTACGCCAAGCGTTGAAATACTAATTCCTAACCATACTGTTCGACTTTTTAAGGCTTTCTTTAACATATCAACTCCTAAATATTTGAACGGGTTATAAGCCACGCCTGCCAATTCGTTGATACCAGGGTTAGAAACACGCAAAATCAGCCCTGTTCTTAATGCCGTTCCCAGCGTGTTAATGTTGCTTATCTACTTTCTGATCTAGCTTATTGTCAATTTTATCTAATTTCGCAAAAATCGCATTTACCATCTTGTCAAATCGATCAACCTTTACATACTGTCCTGCTACTAATACTTCTATTTTACCAACTTTTTCAGCTAAATCTTTATCCGTTTTTTGAAGTTCACAAATCGCATCCCACAATACTTTTAAAATCCATCCTAGGCATAACATAAGTACGCCAAATATTGAATTTATTATAAGCTGCGGTTCCATGTGATTTATCCCAATAAATAATCAGCAATTAAATATACCGTTAGTATTAACGTAGCATATTTAGTAAAAAAAATGTCGTGTTCGTCAATGTATTTTTTCATAATTTATTGTTTTAATTGTAAATAATTATGAACTACTACAAAACAATAACCAGCAAATAAAACTATATCAACAAACATTCCAAGCATATATCTAGTTAAATACCATACTAAAATAGTGGCAATAATTCCTTTTATTGGCAATGCGATTTTGTACGGAATGATTTTAAAAATGGTGGCCATAACTGGATTAACTTCTTTACCACCTTGAGATAAAATCTTGTTAGTGGTGTACCAATCCCCGATTTGCGTTATAGCGAATAACGCTGTCAATATGTAGGCTACCATGGCAGTGGTGGTGTCGTAACAGGTGGATTAATCTGATTGTTAATCAGCGTATCCAAGGTTGTTTCAGCAGAGGTTACACCAGCAGTACCTAATTGTGCTTGTACCCATCCTACTACCTCAGCGTTAGTTAATTGTGCATAAGGTGTAAATGAAGAACCAGCTACATAAGTTACTTGGCAAGTATTGTTAATAGATGCTGTATAAGGAACAGTGCTTGTGGTTCCGTCAGGATTAGTTACTGTATGTGTTTGTGAGCTTACTGCACTAACAGTGTAATGAACAGTAAAAACAACATTTGACTGTGATTCGTATGTGGGGTAACAATTCATAGCTGTTACAGTCCAAGTGTAGGTATTAGCCATTATTTAGCCCCTTTGAGTTCGGCTATTTCAGCTTTAAGTTGATTAATCATTTCTTGTTGCTCTTGAACCATCACAATTAAATCAGGCACAAATTTGGAATAATCTACTGCCCAAGGTTTTTTGAGGTTTTCGTTTTCGTCTGTCTCATCATTACCAACTGATACAGCTTCCGGAATAACTTCATAGGCTTCTTGAGCAAATACACCGCGAGCTTTAAAACCATCTGATTTCCATTCGTAGTCGTGGATTTTTAGATCAAGAATACGAGATTGAGATGCAAGTCCTAAATCTGTTTTAAGGCGTTGGTCGGAGGTGGTGTTAAAAGATGTTGTAGTTCCAGAAGTACTTATTGACCCAACTGGACCATTAGGATTCCAAAAATAAATTTGCGAACTAGGTGAAGTGCTATTGACATAAGTAGCTAATGCATATCCGCCGATTTTAGCGTAAAAACTAACAAAAGCATTTGTGTCTATTGGAGATGTAGTGTTTACCAACAATCTACCACTATTATCTAGTGTCATTGCTTGGGTAAAGGATATTGTAGAGCCTGCTGTGCCGGAGGGGGCTATTTGCCATACATGAGTTCCACTAATTTGAGAATATAATGTAACTGGATTTGATGAACAATAAATCCAATTAGTACCATTATAATAAGCGTTTAGTGAATAATTTATATCTGTTTGAGTAAATGAATATATTGCATTTCCAGTATAACCAATTTCAAACGCTTTTCCACTTCCCCAAGCACTAGGCATTACTCCTAATCCTAGGTTGCCGGAGGAGTCGAGACGCATAAATTCTGCGCTATTTCCTGAATTTACCCATCTAAACCCAGATGTTCCTCCTCCAAATGTTAAGTAAGCATTTGATCCAAAATCATTACTAATTGACATCGGAACGCCACCAGAATTACCAAAATTTAATGTTCCGTTTATCGTGGTTAATGCTGTTGGTGCGATAGTTCCAATTCCTACATAACCAGAAGAAAGAATTGATACTCTAGGAACTAATGCTCCAGTTCCTCCTGATATTGAATTTCCTATTAAAAATGTACCTGATTCATCATACATTCCCCAAGCATAAGTTCCATCTAGCAAACTTATTCCGCCACCAAAACTACCATATGCTTGCAATGAAAATGTATTTACACCATTATTAGGATTGATAGATGGATTAGAAGAAACAACTGAAGTAAATATTCCGCTAGATGGAGTAATGTTTCCAATTAAAGTACCATTTATTGATCCGCCAGTTATTGCTACTGTATTAGCATTTTGATTGCCAAGTGAACCAACAATGGTTTGTAATGCAGAACCAGCAGAATTTAATCCATAAACTTTGTTGTCTGCAATATTCCAAAATATTTCACCAGTAAATAGCTGTGACGTAGTTGGCAACGTACCTGACGTTGAACTATGAAACAGTTGTATAGGCGTAAATCCTGTTGCTGGCATTATTTTTTATTCAGTAAATTATATAAAGGTTGTCTTAAAGCATAAACTTCTTGTGGCGTTAATTCTTGTGGAATTTGTGGTGTTTGTTGTGTAGTCATAATATCCTCTATACAGGTGCGTCATGAACAGTAATATTTACATAATAAGTACCAGCAGGAACTGCTCCTAATGCGTAAAATTGTATAAATCCTTGAAATGGATAAGAATTACCATTTGCAGCTAAAGGCAATCCTGGTGTATTAGCTCCATTACAAGCAGAAATTATTAATGGAATTGCTCCTGCATCCCAAGTTGATTCTGCTGTTATTTTTTCATTGTATCCAGTCATAAAAGGATGATAGAAATAAAATCCTATTGATTGACCTGCTGTTAATGGAGAAGAAAGCGTAAAAGAAAAAGCGTTTCTATTTGCTGATAATGGATTTCCACCATTAAATGTAGATATTGAATTATAAGTTGTAGATAAAGCAACAGGGTTTACTCCAACCGCTGTTCCTTGGCCGGCAGCATAGTTAATTATCCTTCCACCAATAGTTGTACCTTGTTGCATTAAAGAATAAGCAGGGGCAGATGAAAAGCCTATTTCAAATATATTATTATTATTTATTCCTTTTAAATTTGCTAATGTAAAGCCGCCAAAAAAGCCTTTGTGTCTAAAAACAACTCGTCCTGGAGGAGTAAGAGGATTCCCATATATTCCAATAGAATTGGCTATATTTGCTCCATCAACAGCAAATACATCAATTTCTGTATCATCCCAAGGTAAGGCCGCCCCCAACGATCCATTATTTATATCGTAAAATTCTGTTCCATATAAAGTGCTAGTAACAAAGTTCCCTTTAATTTGATTTCCTTGCATTAAAGTACCGCTTGTTGTAGTAGCGTTATATGCAAACTTGATTCCAGCACCAGAACAACTATTAATTACAGTAAATGTTACAACATTATCAGCACAAGTTTTATTTGTATTATCGAGAGCTAAAACTAAACCATCTACACAATTAGCAATATTAGCAATATAAACTTGAGCAAGCGCAGTTCCATAAAGATACAATCCAATACTACCGCCAGAGATAGATGGTATTTTTAATATTTTATTTGAATAATTAGCAGGAGCTAAAGTAACTGCTGGAAATGTGTTTGCTGAAGCTGTAATTGAAGCGCTACTTGAACAATCTATTCCAATAGCAGAAGCAAAAGTAATTCCTGAAGTTATTTTATAATTTCCATCAGGAAAAAATACAGAACCATCTGTTTTTGTTTCTGCATAAGTAATAGCAGCTTGAATAGCTGATGTATCATCTGTTGTCCCATCACCAACTGCACCAAAGTCTTTAACTGATATTGAATCTTGTAATTTAGATTGTATAGTTCTAGCAACTGCTCCCGTTCCACCTTGGTCGTAACCAATATATGACGAACCTAGATTCTTGTCTGTAATATCATTTAAAACTATTTGTGTTGAAACATTTTGATTGGCAAATATACTATTTGAACTTGGTGTAAATGATCCTAAAGGAACAACATAAGTACTTTGATTTAATTGATTATTATTTGCATCATATAAAGTAAAAGTATAAGTAACGCCAGCAGTTAAAAATAACTGTACCGAAGTCCCACTTGAATTAGAAACTTCTCCTCGTGCGTTTAAAGGTATTGGGTTAGGTAAAGGTATAGTCCCCGCAGAATCTTGGTATGTAGGGTAATTTACTCCGCCCACTTGCGTTAAAAGCGACCCGCCTGCATTAGGTTGTCCGCTATTATTAAAAAATTGTAGAATTGGACTAGGGGATAATAAAACAGTAGCCATTTTAATTGACACCTTTTAATAATATGGATGATAAAACTGCTAGATTAATCTTGTATCCAGCTTTGGTCACTTTAGTTAGATATTTACTGATTCGACCCATTGCCCACCTCTTGAGACGTTATCGCGCCAGGTAAAAGTACTTGCGTTGCTAGTCGTTTAGCAAATGCTTGTTGCGGTGTAGATGTCATTAAAGATTGTAATGTAACACCAGGATTCAATGCTTGTTGTACTTGTGACTGCGTTTTAGCAGTAGCATACCCTTCCGCAATACTTTTAGCTAATGGTAATTTAGAAACAAATGCAGTTAATGGAGCATTTTTTAGCATTGATAAACCAATATTAGTTAATCCTGACGCAGTATTTGATGTATTAACCGCAGATGCTACAGGTGCTTTTTTAGCTGCGGTAATCGTATCAGCTAAATTTTTAAATGTGTTATAAGCTGAATCAGGCAATAAAGTTTGTAATCGTGCTGATTTAACAGGGTCGTTAGCCCATTGTCTTATTGTATTTTCCGAGACCGTACCGCGTTCATCGGAAGTTGAATTTAACGCTTGGCGTTTAATTTCGCCCATTAAAGTATTAGAAACGTTTTGACCTATATTAGGATCAACATTTTGCTGTAAAAAGTTTAAATGCTGTTGCGCTTCGGATGGAGCGCTATTCATAAAATAAGTTTTAAATAAGTTTTCGGACGGTGCGTCTTTGTAAACTACACTGTCAACAATAGGTTGATAATTAGGATTAGGTAATCCATTAGGTAATTTAGGTGATACTAAACTCATTTGCTGTGCATGAGCGTTTCTTGCTGCCATGTATGCCTGTTTAGCAGCTTCGCCAGTATCATCAATAATAGGTGCGTTATTTAATATGTTTCTAGCTTGGTTAATTGCGTATCTAACAGAACCGTCTGACGCGCCAGCAGCTTGCTGTCCCCATAATTTATCAAGTTGCTGCATTTGAGCCACGTTAAAAGGCATTTTGCCACTGCCTAAATCATCAATGGTAGCTTGAATATTTGCGGGTAAATTCTTATAAGCGTAACTTTGTTCCGGTGTATTTAAAGTACCTTTAATCGTGTCGGCTGCGCTAATTCCATCCATAGCAGATGATTGGCCTGCATTGTTTTTAACTTGTGCATACAAATTATTTTTAGCTTCTTGCAAACCATTCCAGTAATTTTGTATGTTTTCTTTTAAATTTGCACCAAATGAAACCGGATCCATTGCATTTTTAGCACCTAATAAATCAAGGTTTTGTATAAATCCGTTATTTTGATCTTGTAATCTTTGAGTTATTGGTTCGCCTACTCCAGTAACACCTCTTAAATTTTGCTCCCTTGCAAATAACATGGGGTCGCCCGTTGCTTGACCACGGGTTAATTGAATTGGAACTGGTAAAGATTCAGCTTTTGCTCGATTAACAATAGATTGAGGGGAAACGTCCGCGCCATGATCTAATGCTGATTGAACGTCTTGGCGCATTCCTTTCAATAAATTTAAGTCTATTTGATTAGGGTCAACGCCTTGTTGTTGCAAAACATTTTTAACAACTGTATCGGCTGCTACGCTACTTGTTTGAGGATTATCATTAACAATGCTACGTACTTTATTAGTAGCGTAACTTAATAATGGGGACAATGTTTCTAACGCTCCGCTTAATGCGCCACCAGTTAGCCCACCAGTTAATGCACCTTTTGCGGTGTCCCACCAATAATGCCCTGGTGCTGTAGATGTTTGGCCGCCTTGCACTGCACCTAACGCAGTACCTTGACCTACAGCTTGACCAATTCGACCTAATACGCTTTCAGCAGGCCCACCTGGCGTTAAATAATTAACAGGATTAAGAACATTACCCGTTAACCTTCCCCAATCTATGCCATTTTGACCGGCTGCTGCTCTAGCTTGATCGTATTGTTGTTCTCTTTGAGTTGCTAATTGATCCCATTGCGCTGTTGAGACCGGATTCCAGCCAACTGCTGAACGAATACCATTTAAAACAGGGTCGGGAATAGCGTGTTGCGCCATCCTTCCTAAACCATAAAATATATCTTCCGCACCATGCGCTACTGATTGTCCAAATGTAGGTGCAGGCGGTGGTGGTGGTGGAGTATCATCGGCAGCGTTTTGCATTGCTGCTAAAATATCAATCTTGCCAGGTGCAGAAGGTTGATACGAACTTAAACGCGCTTGAGCTTCAGGTGTTAAATGAAACGAAGCATTAGGATTCTGATTAGGTACACCTAATGATGTATCCTCCGGTGCATTAGCATATTGTAGCGCGCTTAAAATATCAGCCATTATTGCGCCCCTTGGTTAGGTTGTAATGGCCCAAATGCTCCTAATCGCTCTAATACGTCATGTTTTTGTTGTAATGCAGGTAATTCACTTTTTTTAATGTGCAATTTTGAATAATTAGCTGCTTCCCCTTGATTTGTCATTTCGTTTAATTGAAATAAACGAGGATCAGCATTATTACGCCATAAACTCTCAAACTGGTTTTCATTTTGTATTGAATTGCCAGGTTGCTGTAGCCAATTATCCATTGCGTTAGCTTTAGCAGCGTTCATTCTGACTAAACCAGATAAATATTGCGCTACGTCTTGAACTGTACGGGGATCCATTTGCTGGTTAGGTTGCGAATGTAAAGCCAAATCTAATCGGGAATCACTACCGGATAAGCCCATTTGATTTGACATTCTTGCAGCATTTTGCGCCATATATTTAACTAATCCGTTGTAGTTATTGGCGTAGTCTTTTGCGCCCTCAAATCCAGTTAATCCACCGACCGCAGTAGCTAATTGACCAACATAATCAGAACCTGGGCCTAAATAAATGCCTGGAGTGCTTGCCAAGTTTTTGACTTTTTGCAATACGTCATAATTGGTTAAATTGTCTTGCGCGATTTTTCTGTTATTAGCAACTTGTGCTGAATTAATTTTGACAATATCCCCTTCACCTAATCCTAATGATGGTGGAGCTTCACCACCACGGTTAGGCGTTGCATTAACTACTGGTGGCATATTAGGTGCTTGAGGTTGCATTGGTGCTTGTGGCTGGCCTTGTGGCGCGTTCTGTGGGGTCATAGGTGCGGTTTGATTTCCGCCATATCCTGAAGTACCTGCTCCCAATGGTAAAGTGCCACCATGCCCTGCTAAAATAGCTGTACCAGGTTGTTGCTGATTAATTGCATAAACATTACCCGTACGTGAATCAGTAATATATGAAATACCAGGGGCAACACCTTGACCAATAGGCATACCTTGTGGCCCAATTCCTCCAGGTGCGTAAGGATTTGCGTTGTATGGTTGTAATCCACCACTAGGGCCAGTAACCGTTCCAATTTGTGGTGCTTGTTCTTTTTCCGTAGTTGCAGCAGGCTGAAATGCTTGCGATAAATGTAATAACATATTATCCCGTTGCCCTTGCGGCATATTGGGATTCAAATGGTTTACTAAACTTTGCGAATACTGAATGGCTTGCGCTGCCTGTGGGTTTTGATCCGCATATTGATTTAATGCTGAATTAATATCTTGTGGGGTTGCGTTAGTTCCTATGTAACTACGGATAATCCCGCCCAAATCGTTTTTATAATTTTGTCCTAATTGTCGGGTAGATTCGTTTAACTTGTTTTTGTTATCTAATGTACTGATAATAGATTGATTAACAGTTTGACCTGTCAATGGTAAATACTTGGCTGCAAATGCTCCCATAGCCGTAGGATTAATTTCACCGTTAGCATCTTTTAACGAATTTCCGTCAGGGTCAACTCCGCTTTGCATGGCTGATTGCAACAACTGACGTTCATTCATTTGTTGTTGCGCTTGTTGCGTAGCACCTTGTTGCTCTTGAATTTTTAAAGCGTTCATTTGTAACGCTTGTTGATTCTGTTGAAAATTCATTATTGAATTGAGCGTGTTAAATCCTTGACTTGCGTCAATTCCTTTTCCCGCTACTGGTGCGCCAAAATCAGGCATTTAATTATCCTCCTGCTGAACCGGTATATAATAGACCTCCCGTTGAAGGTACGCCTATTCCGTTAAATGTTCCCATTCCCGCAGTTGCAGCAGGATTAGTGGTTGCTGCTGCATTTTGTAAATAAAGTGCGGGAATAATGTTGCTTGATAAGCTATTAGCTACTCCCAATTGTCCGGCTGCTTGAGATGCTGCTGCGCCTGCTTGTGCGCCTGCGATACCCGTTCCTAACTGCATTCCAGCATTACCCACGTTGGTCGCAGCGTTTTGTCCAAGGCTTGATAGTCCCGACAATCTGTTATAAATGTTGTTTTGTTGTTGCTGGTACTGATTGAAATATTGGTTGTAATAATTACTTGCTGTGCCCACATTAAAATTCATTAAATCTTTTAAAGCTGCGCCTGATAATGCCCCAACTCCTGGAGTATCAGCATTGCGTATCGCCTGCCCTCCAGTTTGTAATGCAAATTGATACCCAGGGTAATTATTTAATTGTTGTTGCGTGGGGTTAAATTGGGACGTTAAATAGCCTTGTTGTAAACCAGTATTACCGACCGTGCTCCCAGGCGTTCCTGCGGTTCCTAATAATTGTTGTAAAGTATTTGTAGAACCATAACCAGCTTGAATAAATGGCTGATTTTGCTGGTTAATAGTATTAAACATATTTTGCTGCGTACCGGCAGCAGCTAATTGTCCAGATGCTTGCGTATTGGCAGCGTTAGAGCTTGATAACGCACCCATTACACCAGTGCCAATCAATGCAGCAGTCACACCCGACGCACCTAAACCATACGCTCCTAATCCAGCAGCAGCCCCGACCGCAGCAGCAACAAAACTCATGCTAAAACCTCCTGCCTTAATTTATTACTAGGCAAAAATGGTGAACTTTCATCTTTTTCAACTAAATTGTCTTCTAGTTCTTCTAATTCTTGTACATTATTTAAATTTAAATGAACGTTTAAACGCCATGAATCGCGTATTACATACACTGCTCTTTTAGTTCCAATAGGGCAATTTAATATTTGTGGCCCATCTTTATCAGCATCTAAAATAACAATTTGATCGTTTATATTGACCTGAACGCATCCGGTTAAAACCATGTAAAAATGATCTGTTTTATGTCGCTTGCCAACAATTAATGTACCTGCCTTGGAAAATATGCGTCTAGCATACATACCATTACAAAAATAATGATCTGTGGTTAATTCAACTTGAGGTAATTTAAGCATTTCCTCTTGGAGTTTAACCACTTTATCATCAAGATTATTAATTGTAGATATGGTATTCATTATTGAATAATAATCCCTGAAACGCCAAAGGTTACGGAAGTTGCTGCGCTTGCATAAGCGTGTAATTGTGATCCAGCAGGAATGACTTGCCCCGCCAATTCGGGACTAACGTATGATTCTCCAGGTGCTAAAGTTCTTGCTGATATCATTGTAGTTGACGCTGTGAGCGACCCTCCCGTTGTTATCCCGGCAGTAATTGTTAACGCGCTCGCAGTGGTGTTTGTGAATACAGCCCTACCAATTTTAGTAGATGTCTGCGTAGGACTAGTATAATACACTGTATCAGTTGCTGCCAATTGTTGGGGCGCAACTAATTGCATTTGAGTGATAGTAGTCATTTATTACTCCTTGGCGTTAGCCTTTTCTAACAATCCTTTTAACTGTTCTTCAACTTGCAATTTTAAATTGTTGTAAGTGACAAAAGTATTTGAACTATTAGGTTGATTACCTAACAAATTCACAATATATGACGCTTCTTGCTCGTTTACACTTAAATTAATAATCATATTGACCCTCCGTTAATCCCGCCTGTTATTGCATTGTTTACTGCATTATAAGTTAAACCTGTATTAACTAATACCGGATTATTACCTGTATCGGTTCCTACAAACGCTAAATAAGCTGTTGTATCGGTTGAATTTAAAGTAACGGTTACATTGGTTGCACTGTTAGTAGCATTAATCCAATATGTCCCGTTATAAGCTAAAACCTGATTTGCTGTAGGACTGGTTACTTGAACCTGATTAATATTATTAATATTTCCCGTTTCTTGCCTACGTACAAATATTGACCCGTTACCTGGGCCTTGATTGATCACCGCAGCCAATTGAACTTTGGTATTAGGTGCTAAAGGTTGTGTTGAAGTTAATCCGCCTGTAACGGTAGGATCATAATAAAGTACAGTACCAGGTGCCCATGCGTTAGTGTTTAAATTTTGAATTAACCCAAAAGACTGAACTACACCAAATCCATTGAGCGGTATATTTTCGCAGGCCACGCCCATAATGTAAGACGATGGTATAACTCCCAAAGCTGGCGCAGCAGTTAAAACTCCCGATGCACCTACCGCTCCTGTAAACATAATAACTTGACCTGCGGTAATCGCTGCACTGGCCTTAATATAAATGAACTGGTCTTCGCCTATACTTTGAACCGTTTGCGATGTCATGCCAAAATTAAGCGTTGAACCGCCATTCCAGCCTAGCTTCCCAATTTTAGGCGCATAACTAAAATAAGGATTGAATTGTAAATAATCAGTGGTCTGACTTCCTAATTGATATGGGTTATATTCATAATCATTTAATTGTGTCGCAGTGATTTTAGCCTTTAAAACATTAACATCAGCCTGTGTAACTTCTTCTTGGTTTACCTCAATATTATTATTAGCGTTTTGTACATAGGCTTGAGGAATATCGGTTCCTAATGCATCCAAGTCAATCATATCGAGTAATTGACTAGGGGACACTGGGGTTGCATTACCTTGGCTTAAAACTTGATTAGCAAGATTATAAAAAAACAAATACCAGTTAATGTCCATAAGCATTTGACCATTACGGTCAGTAGCTATAGGTGCTGTTTGAGGTGGAATAAAATTAGGAAGTTGAACGGTCATATATTACGCGCTCGAAAATGCTTTTAAAGTCACGCCAATTAAATCACGTCTTACTGGGTCAATGATTTCAATATCAACCACATTATCCCTTCCCCACCCTAATTTACGCCACATAGTTCGATTGCGATACTGGCCTATTTGCCCCAATGGTGCATCCCATCGCTGGCCAAAAGTTGCCCCGCCATCTCTTGAAATAGCCAACCCGCATTGAGGATTTGACCCTAACCCTGACGGATTACCTACACCAGGCAAAAAGTCTAATTGAAGCGATGCCATAAATACCCGACCGCGTTGCCCTTTATCCCAAATATGAGGGGCGCGTCTTTTAGCAAGTATTGGCCATCCTGCATCGGTATAAGATGTACGAGTAAGCCAATATAACGCACCATTCTCATAGTCCCCGACAATTCGCATTCCCTGAAAATTCATATAACAGTTTGATCTGTGACGGTTAAAGGTTTGTGAATAGGGATCATAAGATAAACGCTTATGAAGTAATCCTGATTGAGCGTCATATACCCACGTTACACCAGCAGTAGGAAAGGTAAGAACGTAAAACTCATGCGTGTCTTCTTGATATACATAGCCTATAGCATCGGTTTGAACTGGGTATGTAGCAACTTCATTGCCAAACGCAGGCGTTGAAACCACCTCGTCAATAAAGCCACGGGTCATTATAATTACGTCTTCGCCACGCTCTGATCTACCGTACCAAATTAATCCTTCTTGACCACCGTTATAAAATCTACATACGGATTGCGCTGCTTTACAACCTGATTGAAGCATTGTTCCTACTAAACGTTGAAACGGAAAATACTGACCGCCTGCATCGTACCAAATTTCAGTTGTTTTATCCCCTAAAAGCCATAATTGCTCTTTATTTTCAAAAATCGCCACGATGTTGTCTGTCGCACCATCTTTTAACGCATAATAAGACCCAGAAAATCCCGTCCCATATTGAGGATAATTAGTGTAAAAAGTCTGTGTACCAGGCTTATTAAATATCCACCATCCATCAATAAATGAAACTCTAGTTGCGCCATAAAATGCGGGGTCATTAATTTGCGTCAAAGTACGGGTAGCAATTTCATAAAAGTACCCATAAGGCCCATCAACAATAACCGCATAACCACCTACGCCATTATCCCTAATGCAAACTTGGCCGGTGCTGGTTGATAAAGTACCCACCGAGGTTAATCCCAAGGTGGGAAAAGATGTGGCAGTCGCGGGGGATGTGACCGTCACTAGATAAACCGTGTTTCCAATTACTGCTAAGGCTGTTTGTAAATCAGGTAATTCCCATAATCCCCTAACAGGCAAATTAGGGCCAGAATAAGGTTGTGGCCATTCTGTCATCCCAGAAGTAAATCCAGGTGCACCACCACCAGGCGCAGCGCATAATTGAATTAAACCAGGACAACCTAATAACCCGACAATCTCTTTAGGATTTTGCTGATCAACTTCAGCATAAAAGTTAATACAAATCTGATCGTTTTGTAATGGGTTAGGCGCAACATTTTCACCGCCTACAAAACCAAAGTCGCCAAAAAAATTTAATGGGCCTGGACTTGCCATATCTATCCTTTATAATTTACATTAATATATTTATGTAAGTTATTGATTTATTAGCGGTATCCGCCATGGGTAATCCATCCTCCATCTGGACGGTTACCACGTACCACCTCTCTATCATACTGCGCTACTTTAGCAGGTCTAGCATTTAACGCTTTAACATACGCTCTAGCTTCCTCTGCATTAGTTTTAATAGCTTCCGTTAATGGGAATCCATATTCAGCGCACAATTCTTTGGCCAGTAACCATTTGAGCATTCTAGAATAACCTTGTGGCATGACTAATACTTGATTTAATGTCAAATTGGTTAAAATCGTATCAGTAAATAAGTGACATTCCGCAGCGTTACCAGGTGTTTGATAAACATTTAATAGGCCATAAGGGAATGCGTTGTTATACCATGCCACCGTAGGCCATGGGCCAGGCTGTGCTTTGTATAAGAATTGAGTATATTGCGTTTCAGTCTCGTAAACATCCAAAGTAAAGTCTAATGAATTAAATCGAGTAAATCCATGGGTAATTCTTAAGGGACGATTAATTGGTAAATCGCCTGGTACAGTATAAGTAATCACATCCGCGCCTGTAGAGCTTCCTATGGCATTGGCTGACATGGTAATGGTATTAGTACCTATTGCTGTAACTGTTGTATTGGCGGGTATTAATCCCTGCGAATCGGTCAATATTGAACCGGAATACATTGAATAGGCAGGGGTTGAACCGGCCACTAAACTTGATGGGATATTAGTAACTCCGGTAATTACATTTGACCCTAATGTTACCGTTCCTGTAAAAGGTTGCTGGCCTAATAAAGTACAAACAGGATTACCGACTTTATATAGCATTTGATTTGCATTCCATTGAAGTATGTTTTCTTCAGAACCAAAAATGTGTTGCTTGTCGGTACTTAATGAATCCAATAAATCATTTAAAGTATCTAAACAATCTGTAGCATCCGGTTGTGCGATCTGCTCGCCTGATTGATAAGAATTAATCCGTCTTAATGCAGCTTGAATAATATTAAGCGCAGTGGTTGTTCCTATTGTCATGTGTTATACGCTCCTGCGGTAAATTGATCGCTTACGCCAAACGGTGGCGCATTAACAAATAATGTAATGGGTGGAGTATAAGTACTACCTGGCCCTAATACATTATTTACTGTAACTTGTGATCCGGCTGAAGGTTCTTGATTTGTTACTATGCCTACTGGATTACCAATTTGTCTTATTATTTTTATGGGCCAAGGGTCAAAAATACCCACCGTTGCGGGTGGGTTAAATTTAGTGGGAACTAAACCATCATTAGGTACAATACCTAACCCAATTAGGGTAACAATTGCTTCTTGAAAATTCATACCGGTTATATTCGGCATTGTTGCAGTTGTCATGGCTTAAATCCATTTAATTAAGTTCCGCTTCCTCTTAAGAAACGCACTGCTCCCGATGTCGCACCAGTATTTAAAATGACTGATACATAACCGGTCGTAGGTTGCACGTTTACTAAACGTACCGCACCAGGTGGAACACCTACGCCATTATTTAAAGTTGCAGCAGCCACATTTGCATCACCTAAATTACAAAAGGCCCATCCATTAGTTGTGTTTTCAATAGCGATAACCGTATTGTCAACCATGCCTAAAGGATTGCCTGGTAATGCTGTAACTGCACTTGCGGTTGTTGATGCGCTAATAACTGTTGGTGCAGCCATCTCGATCGCACCAACTCCCAAATTGTTAAATAATGGCGTGAATGGTGTAGGATACATTTTATAATTGCGTCAAAACTGACGTTCCATTGTTAAGGTTATCAGGTCTTTGTATTGCCACTGTATAGGTTTCAGCAGTGGGTACAATAGGCGATGCAGTCGCATTAACATAAGTAATTGCCAAAGTATTTAAAGCTACTCTTACTCCAACAATACCTAGTCCTGCTTGTGCTGACGGTTTATTAACAGTAGCACAATCCCCAGCCAATAGGCCAGGGACTGTGAATGTTTGTTCAACCGTGGTGTTCGCCCCTACGCTTGCGGGTGTTAGGGCCACTGATAAAATCCAATGTCCTGAAACATTACCGCGCGCTATGGTGCTAGGGTTGAGTCCACTCATGGTTATCTCCTAATTAGTAGTCCATTTGATAACCGGAAGCTGGGGCTGTCCAGTTAGGTTGAACTCTAAACACGGTAACACGATATACACCGGCAGGTGGAACTTCTGCGGCTGCTGTTGGGTTAACGAACTGAATCGCCAACTCATCGGCTGCTTTAACATAAGCTGCTGCCTGTACTACACCGGTTGTAGTGCTAGGTGGATTAACCACTACTGCATCGGTGGTTTTAAGACCAATTCCGGTAGCTGCAAATAATTCTTCAACCGCGCTAGTTGCTGCTACGCTCGATGGCGTTAGCGTGATTTCAAAAGTACCTACAGCAATAATATTGCCTACCGGAGCCTGTGTTGTATCGGGTAAATAAACCGCATTAGGGCCTGGGTTAATACCGTCAACATTAGTTGTTGCTGGGAAAGTCATGATTTAGTCTCCTATTAACCTGATACACGAACTGCTAACGAACGGTACAGGCTTGAGAATCCGTAAGCCACGTCCATACGTGTAGGTTCAGCATCGTTGTTGATCGTGTACTGGGTTGCTATACGAATACTTAAACCTAAGTCTTCATCAAATGCTCTTGATGCTTCAACTGCGGTTCTTGGCAATGGCAAATCTACGAAAGCCAATGCGAAAGCATCGCGGTGGAAGTATAAGTTTTCAGTTGAAGAAGTACCGGAAGCTGCACCACCGTTGATGGTAACTGCTGGTGTTCCAGTAAATGCGCCTGTTGCTTGGCAATTCTGGAATTGTCCACCAGTGATTACACATTCACCGATAGTAATGCTTAAAGTACCGCTTGCGCTAGATGTATAGGTTCCAGTCGTTGCGTTAAATGTACCGGCTGCGAGCGTTGCTGGTGCAAATTGTGGGCCACCAGGTGCTGCTGAACCAGTCATTTGAGCGTAACCGTTAGGTGGCAATACTACAAACTGTTTCAATTGATTGCCATAACGTCCACGGTTCTGTGGGTTAACAGGGTAAATACCAGCAATTTGAATCGTATCGCCAACTTGACATTGGGCTGCGCTAGCAGTTAAACCTGAAAGGTTAATTGTGCCTGTTTGTGCCCAGCCTGAAGTTAGTAAAGCTGATCCGCCTGTAGCTGACGTTGTACCTGCTAATACTGGAGTACCAGTTAAAGTACCGGTTAGGTAGTTAGCAATGTTAGGGTCTTCAAACCAATCTGCACCTGCTGTTTTAGCTGCAACCATACCTGTTTCGTACAATTCGCTAATTTGTGCTTGTGGGTTGAATAAACCTTTTAAGCTATCTGCCATGGAGCTTGATGCCAATGGGTGTAAAACTGCGGTTGGCATTAAACCTTTAGGCATACCTTCGGATACTAGAATAGCGCGTGCATCGCTGAAGTTTTTAAAACTAGTAGGTGAAACACCTGGTGTACCTAAGCGATTTGCGGTATTTTGCATTGCGAAGTATGCACCATCGGAGTCGATTCTGTTGCCTACTGCGATACAAGCTGGGTGAATGAAACGTTCTTCAAAATCATCAATATCTAAAAGCATATTAATGGTGTTGAATTGAATATCAACGTGGTATTGGTACAAGATATTAACAGGTACGTAGTTTTCAGTTGATGGTTCAACGTTCAATGCAGGGCCAAATGTACCTAAATAACGTGGGGGTAAGCGAACGTTACAAGTAGCACCGATCTTGCGACCTTTTTGCCCAAATTCTTTGTCATATTGACGGTTAAATTTATCAGTAACCACGCACAAGTTAGCCAATACCGGCAATGCTCTGTTTGTGATTTGACTGATCGTGAGTAACTGATTAGCCATTTTATTTTATCCTTAAAAAAAGTTAGCAATTAATTAAGTTTAGCTTAGTGTCTCTTGCGCACATTCAAATTAATTCTGTTGCGCTTGGAGTAATCCGCTATAGCTTCTCGAATGTTCATGTCTTCAAAAGGCTTGTCTGCGTTTAATCCACTGCCATTAATTGGCTGAAACACTGGTGCTGAAACTCGGTTTTTGCTCTGGGTAATACCAGTATCTTGATCTCTCTGCGTTGAAGTTTCCCTCGGTGCAGTATTTGAATTAGTACTCGTCTTAGTGACGTTATTTGATTCTACTGGGGACTTCTCCCCGAATGGTTTTAGTGTACTCTCAATTTTACCGATACGCACTAATTGCATATCAGGTTCTAACTTATTGAGTGATAGTACAATTTCGGGATTTTTAGCTAAGTAATATCCCAATTCTGCAAACAATTCAGATTTGTACATATAGGCTGCTACAGCAGGTGGAATAACCGCATCTTTAGGCGCGCTGTTAATGGTGTCTAAAAAGTCCGGTACAATTTCGGCTGCTTTGTTTACTCTATCTTTAGCGGTCTCAATAATACGCTCTTGCTGTAATTGCAATTCGCGTTGTTGCGCTGCTTCACGTTCCTGTTTTAAGCGTGTTTCAACACCATAATTAATCATTGCGTCTAAATATTCTTCCTCGGTCGCAAAGTTAAAGCGTTGAGGTTTTTTAGCTTCCTCTGTTTGTTTCGTTTCAGGTTGCTGATTGCCATTAATTTTTTGTTCTAATTCTTGTAAGCGTTGTTCTAATTCCATTGCGCGCTGTTCAGCTAGCTTGCGCTCTCTATATTGTTCCTCGGCAAATTCTTCCGCTTCCTTCATCATGCGATGTTTTTTGCCAATCGTTTTTTGCATATTGGCAGTAAATTCTTGCTTTTGACGTGGTGTTAACCCGTCTTCTTCCTCAATGTCTAATGGGTCAATGCCATCATCTGTTTTGTTATTATTCTCCGTTGCATTATTTTGAACGGTATTTGTTTCAGGTTCTGGTGGGACTACCTCAAATCCTGCATCCTTTAAAATGCCTTCGGTGTCGCTGCTGTCTAAAATTTGTGTTGCCATGTTAATATCTCCGTTTAAATTGGTTCGGTAAACCTTTGATTAATAATACTATTATTGCTGATTAGGTTGTTGGTTTAATGGATTAGGTGCTTCGTTTAATCGCTCAACATTTAACGCGTTTCTTGCCATCTCTTGCGCTGCTTCTTTGTGATACTTCTGCTCAAGATGCGTGTTCATCATGCTTGCGCCTGCTTTTAGTTCCTCAACCGCTAAGGCTGTATGTGCTCTGGTTAATACATCAACTCGCTTGGTTTCTTCTTGTAGCTGCGTTTTAGCCATGCCAGTTTTCAACTCAAGCTGTAATTGTTGTAGCTGTTGTTGTAATTGCTGGTTTTCGCTGAATAATGAACGAACCAATGATTGCGCTCTGCTTGATAATCCTTCCAGCACTTTTTGAAGTCCTTCTGGGGTATTAGCCATTAAGCGATCTGCCAATTCTTGCATATATGGGTGATCGATCGATCTAAATACCAAATCAGGTGCAACTTTAGAAACGATCTCGGCCAGTGCTGGGGATTGAAGCATTGACAATAAGGTTTCAGCCCCTTCTTCGCGCTTAGTGTCGTATCCTGGGCCGGTATCCATTACCACATCATAACGCCCTACGCTTAAATCATTTTTAACACGTGTAATGCCTGTTTCTTGGTCAATCTCGCGCTTGTTTAATTGAACCATTTGTGGGGTTGAATCCTCGCCAATAACGCGCTGCATTCTGCTTTCGCTGAAATAGACTGGTATCCATTCAACCATTGTGCGCCAGCATTGGGCAATCGCCTGCGTTAAGTTGTCATAGTACTGATAATGTGATTGATCTGACAGCCACTGCCTGCGCTTAATAGCCATTCCTGACACTACAATACCGTCAGCATCCTGACCAGGCTCGTTAGGCATACCGGATACGGCCAGTAAGTTAGATTTCATTGAATCAACAAAATCACTAAAACCGGCTTCAATTTGTGCAGGCGACTGTCTTTGGGGTGGTGGCATTGCGATAGGGCCGGCTGAGGTTTCAATAATTACCGGCTTGTAAGTCAATACTGAATAAGGCTTAATGTTTGCATCATCCCATTCAGGGTGGCCATCTAACTGCCCTTCAGCAGCAATCCAAGGTGCTTTAGGTGCTAGGCCCAATCGTTTGATTTTTGCCACTTCACCGTAGTTAACCATGCGCTGCGCATCCATCATGGTTTCAACCATCCCGCGCCTACGTATGCGCCCATCAACGTCAACTACATTACCATCCACTCTAAATACAGGAATGTATTGCCCAGGTATAATTTGACGTTCTACAACCATTAAACCATTCAATCTAAACCACTCTACGCGTTTTTTAACCGATTCACGCTCACTGACAATTCTAAATCCACGCTCTGCTAATCTCTCTTTAGCATCCTCTAATACGATCTTATTTTCAAGGTTCCTAGGTAATTCTGAATGATAAAGGGTAAATTCTTCCCCATTCATGCCATTAATCAAATACAGCTTTTCTTTAACCTCACGAATTCTAAAGTATTCAGCTAGCCTGATTTCCTCTTTGTCTTCCCATTCCAGGCGTGATCGATCGCGGTCTAAATCAACAAAGTTTACATTCTTGGCATCTGGGTAAAGGCGTTTGTACTCTTGACGCTTCATTTTTACAGTAATCAAACACCATTTTTGATCTTGACCGCTTGGCATGATTGCGCTCGGGTCCATATAAACGCTAAATATATTGCGTATAGGAATGATTCTTAAGTCTTTTTGAAACGAATCAGGGCTGACATATTCAGCAATCATTCTAAAATAACCTTCCCCACATACTACCGCTTGCTCTGCTGCCAAATCATAAGCCACTGACGCTTCAGACCTTACTTCAACATGACGGCCTATGCCATTGATTACTTCGGCAATTTCGATGTCTGCATTGTCCCCTACTGGGTGCGCTTTACCACGTGGGCGTTGCTGTTTAATATTATTTACTACGCGTCTTACAAACGCGTCAGTTAAGTTAATTGTTAATTCTGGATTGTCCTCGCTGGCTGTAGTAATTACATCGTGATCCCATTGATCGCCTTCACGGAACAACATAGCAGCGCGGGCGCGTTTACGGTTCTCGGAATAGGCTTCGGTTGCAGTCTGCATCCGATCTTTAGCTTCCTTCCAAATCTCCTCGTCCGTGATCGCTGCAAATTCGCGGTCTTCATCGGTTAATTGTACGTTGTCATTCGGTTCTGTTGACATAATAACCTCACAATGTACGCATCCAGCCATTTAAGCCAGAATTGCGATTTATTAATTTAGCTTGTTGTGGTTGATTTTGCTTTATTTTAGGCGTATTTACAAATTCTAATCCGCGCCCAAATAGTGACATTACATCCACACCATCATCATATTTACCTGCTGGAAAACGCATCAATTGTGCTAATAAGTCTGTTTTCCATATCGCATTGCGCGGTAAAAATACTTTACCCATAGCACACCTAGCTTGAATTGCCCTTGCTCTTACCACTTTATCTGCAATAGATGGTAGCCATTCTAACCTGCATAATGCTTCTTTTTCATTCATTCTACGCTTTAAAAAGGGTTCAACCGCTCTTTTTATAACGCCTGATTCACCAAACCAAGTTAAAGGGTGATACTGCAATATTAAATCGCATTGCTTTTCAATCCATTGTTCCGATGATGCTTGCTTTCTCCACCAGTCAACTATATATAAATCGCCATTAAAATCAATTCCAGCAATTCCATGCTCTGTGTAATCGCCTTTGTCTTCACTAACTGCATAATCTGACGCGCCATAATAATGTAGATTAGGTGGTAAATCATCATATTCCCCAAAATCGTCACTTTGAAAAAAACTCCCTTCTTCAGGTACTGGGTCTTGTTGATATAACGCGTTCCATGACCTTAAATCCATTTTAGCCTGTGCGACCATTTCATCTGTAAACCATTCAGGCCATAATCTCTCACCAGGAAAACGTCCTAACACATCATTTTCTTGCGCTTCCATTGGGATTTTGATAACAACCCATTGATTAGCTTCACGCTCTAATATGCGTCCGCCTAAGTCATCCTCATGCCACCTAGTCTGAATTAAGATTTGTCGTGAATTAGGTTTTAATCGTGTTAAAAAATCGTTAACATACCAATCCCAATGTTTTTGACGTACTCGTTCACTGTCAGCTTCTTCTCTGGTTTTAATCGGATCATCAATTAATCCTAAATCAGCACGCCTACCTGCAATGGCTGAACCTACACCGGCAGCAAAGAATTCACCGCCCAATTCATTTTCCCAGTTACCGGCTGCTGCTGAATCAGGATTTAATCCAAAGTTAAAGATATTACGATAAGGTGTCATTGATACCAAATTACGTGAGCGTTTACTAAAACGTTCAGCCAATTCAGTAGTATTAGATACGCCTAATATAGCGCTTTTAGGGTTCTTACCCATAAACCAAGGTGGGAATAAAACGCTGGTATAAGTTGATTTAGCACTACCAGGTGGCATAAGAACCATTAACTTAGTAAGTTCACCGCGTTCCAATGCTTCTAAACAATCAATTAAAAGTTCATGGTGTCTCGCAGGTTTAAATCCTAAGTCCATGTAATCAATGAAACTTTTAAAACTTTTAACCGCTTCTTTACGAGCAATTAATTCTTTTAAAATGTTTACTTGTGAGTTCATTGTTTACTGGTTAATTTAGATAATTCAATCTCTAATTCTTCTAATGTCATTTCACGCGGTGACTTAATGACATTTACATCATTTTGTACTCGATCACCGTATTTTTTAGGATTCCATTTAGCCAGCAATTTTAACCTGGTCTCAATTTGAAGTTTACGATGGCCTAACATATCAGCCCGTTTAGTCTTAACCTTACCGTCCGAGTCTTCTTCCGTCTCTATTCCTTCCAATGGAGTATTGGCTATCTCTAACGCTTCCTCTGCAATGGCATCCATACCCACTTCTCTAGCTTTCGCGAAGCGTGCGAAAAAATCAGGATAACGCTCTAACCACTGATAAACAGTACGCCAAGCAATGTTTTGTTCTCTACAAATTTGCCGTAAAGGTTTACCGTCTGCTATTTCCTCGCAAATCAATAAATCCATTTCAACGGTGTATTTGTCTAGGCCGTGTTGGTGTTTAGGTCTAGTAACATATTTTCTTTTAGGTTTTTTTTGTTCTTTATCTAAAGTTTTAATTGTTTTATTAGTCATTGTTATCACCTTTTAACATACCGATAAAAGTTGTTAACTGGTCTATCAATTCGCTTGTGGATAAGTATTTAGGCATAAATATAACTTTGTTACCGTGGCTAAGTGATACTTCTTCACGCTCTAGCTTAGTTTCCCACCAGTCAGCTATTAACAAAGGTTGTTTGTTGTCTGCGGATAAGTCCATCATCTTGCCCTCGGATCTGCTGCTTCACGGGCATACCATTTTGAAACAAAGTCTTGGCATCGTCCAGGATTGGTAAATGTTAATGCTTTCTCTGGGTGACGATAATCGAATTCTTCAGGGTATAAAGTAATAATGTATTGATCGCCATAATTCCTTACATTCAGTAAGGCCCCTTTTTGCCAATGTTGGGGTGGCTCTGGTAACGGTTCCTCTGTTTCGGGCAATGGAAAGTAACTATGGTAATTAGGTTCTTCTTCTTGTTTAACTTTTTGAACAGAATTATCAATTAATTCTTTTAAATCATTACGGAATTTATCAGTTGTAATCGGTTTATTGTTATTTACAGGTATTTCAACCTTCTTGGCTGGTCTGCCCCGTTTCTTTGGTATGGCCTGGGTCATTTTCTAATCCCTTTTTATGTAATGCTCTCGCAAAATTGCGTTGGTGTTCCTTCTTGCCTGACGTATCGGTTACGCCTAAAACCTCTTTAATCCATTGCTGCTGTACTTTAAATGCTGTTTCTCTGTGTTGTTTCTTTAATTGCTTTAACTCGGATTTGTTCATTGTTCAACTATTCCGCTTACGTCTGCTTCTCTGCAAATTATATGCTTTTTATTGCCCCACATAAACTCTTGGAATGAATAACCCATCACGCGCCCATTGTGATACAGGCTACCTAATTCCACTATGTCGCCAACTTTAACTTGGGTGGGCTGAAAATGTTTGCTGTCCCACATTTTAGTGCGTTTATGTTTGTCACTGTGGTTGTACATCTTTGGGTAATGGCCTGGGCCAACTGCTTTAACTATTCCACGTAATGGTTTAGTAAACTCTAACACCTCCAAGGTGGTGCTATGTTCAACGGGTAATGGCTCAACGATGATCTGATCTCTTAAAGGACGGATATTATCCTCCGCCCTTACAAAAGTTCCCGATATGTGGGTTAACTCGCTTGAATCATGCCCAGATTGAACTAATCCCATTTTCTTCCTTAGCGTTCAGTAACGTGGCCAGCACCAGCTTTGCCGGAACCGCCTTGATCTTCGTCTTTAAATCCGTCTGCTTTGTGGTGAATGCCTAAAACAATTTCAATGTTTTTTAAACGGTCGTGATGGTCGTTCAAGCGTTCGTGGTGCATCTCGTGAACACTATGATGGTGTTCGTGATGTTCATTGTGTTGCTTATGGTGTTCGTGATGGCCTTCTAATGACATTTCATGCTCGCGCATTTCGGGACGCTCTGGCAATGTATGCTCGTGTTCTTTGCGTTCTTCCTTTTTGCTTTCGCGGTGTTCTTTTAAATGTTCGTTCTTACGAAAGTCGCCCATGTCATAGAATTTACCGTATTTATCGCGTGGCATTATTTTTTCTCCTGTTTAGGTACGTGATTGTAAGCATCTGGGGTGCTACGCACCGCGCCATCGCGTTTACCATTGCTTAAACCATCTTGATTAAAATGGCCTGTGGGTATCTTTAGATTTGATTGTGGCTTTACTTCGTTAGAATGTTGAGGTTTATTTGCCATTTTTGCTGCGCTCCTTTTTGCGTTTAGCTTCTTCCCGCGCTTCACTATAACCAACTGCCAATCGCTGTTTAATGTCAGGGAATTCTTTGCGTTCGCGTTTTGATTTAACAAATCGCCCGATAAAATGACTTAGTGGTTCGCCTGATTCGCGTAATGGCATAATTTTAACCCTTTATGAGTAACTTACATTGTGTCTTAATTTGTCTCTAAAATCAAGATTTACTATCACTCAAAAAGGAATGTCATCTGCAAAATCCATCATTGCAGGCATATTGCCTTTATTGCCAATATTGTCGTCAACGTTTTCATTAAATTCATCGGCTTGTTTACGACTTGTTAATATAATTACTTTTTCAGCGATAATTTTAGGATTGATTTTATCTATTCCGTTTTTATCTTGATATTTTTCAATTAATAAACGTCCTTCAACATAAACCAATGCGCTTTTATTAACATATTTAGCAACAATTTCAGCCAATTTATTAAATACCACAATATTAAACCAAGTTGTATTTTCGCTTCCGTCTTTGTTTTTATCATTAATGGCTATGCTAAATGTGGTTATCTGTAACCCAGTTGGTGTTACTCTGTTTTCTGGCTGTTGGCCAACGTTACCAATTCCCTGCCATCTGTTTAATTGTGCCATTATTCCTCCTTTTTATAATCTTCCCAAGTCCAACCAAGAAGTAACTTTACAAAAAATCTATGTATCCAATGCGGTTTATCTGGCAAGCCAAACTTGAGTAAACTAACACAATAAAAACCCTTAGTTTCTGGCGGTAAATTAATCTTCCAATCTTCCATGATTATTCCTCCTCTGCTGGTTTAGCGTATTTCCAAGATGCAGCCTTTTTTTCGTTCCAACTTGACCGTCCGTCATACCATGCATAAAAATAACCATTTTCAAATTTAGCAAAATATTTTTTATACCAATTTATTTGGTCATCACTAACAAGAATTTTTTTATCTACTTCCCAGCTTTCTGCTGGGTGTGGTTCTACCCACTCAGCGATAATATCTAATTCACAGAGTTTCTCTCGCCCATAATAAAAACCATCTTTGTCCCACTCTTCGGCTCTCCATCCACCCTGCCATAGAGTAGCTCCATGAATAATGTGGTCAGGATTATTTCCTTCCGTTGAGTAAATCCTAACTTTATGCCCACACCTAGTTTTGTAGTATTTGCCAATTTCAATATTCATAATTATTCCTCCTCTGGCGATGTTATTAACATCCAATATTTATAAAAATCTAATGGTCTTTTTCCATTAATAACTACCCAATCGTAATTTTCATCACTATCTTGATCTAAATAACACAATTCTGGGAGATTAAAGCGTTCATTCCATACCAATAAAGGGTTACTTATTTTCCCAAAAAGAGTTGGCAAACAGTCGGCTGTCTTAATCCATCCCATCTCTACTGATGGTGTTACTGCTTTTTGTATTGCTTTATCTAAAATCTTGAGTGATTCCATTTGATTTTTTGTTATTTCATTATCACCAATAAGTTCATTAATAACATCTTTGACTTTCAATAATTCACTTAAAAACATGACTATTCTTCCTCTGCTGGTTTAGCGAATTTCCATTCAATTTTTCTATCAGCAATTTCACTCCAATTATCTGTCCAACTTGTTTTTCCGTCCTCCCAAGCTAAAATTACTCCATTTAAATATTTGGCAAAGTGAGCTTTTTTCCATGTGTAATTGTTATCGCTAACCAAAATCTTTTTATCTACTTCCCATGATTCTGCTGGGTGTGGTTCCGTCCATTCAGAAACGATATCAAAATCATGTTCTTCAAGTTCTAAAAATTTACCTTCTGCAACCCAACTCTCAGAAAACCAACAATCACTTTTAAAAAAAGCACCATGAATATTTCTATACCATGCTTTTTGTTCGTGAATGGCATATATGATTACTTTATAACCACATCTAGTTTTGTAAAACTTTCCGGTTTCAATGATTAAGTTTTCCATGACTATTCTTCCTCTGCTGGTTTAGCAAATTTCCAAGATGCAGCCTTTTTTTCGTTCCAACTTGATCGTCCGTCATACCATGCATAAAAATAACCATTTTCAAATTTAGCAAAATATTTTTTATACCAATATATTTGGTCATCACTAACAAGAATTTTTTTATCCACTTCCCATGATTCAGCAGGGTGTGGTTCCGTCCATTCAGATATGATGTCATATAAACTACCTTCACTCGAAGCTATATTTTGTCCTTTACTCCAAACCAAAGGAACCCATAAAGTTGATGTTTCAAAGTAAACTGCCCCTATATAATAATTATCAAAAATCTCATAAATTTTTGCTTTTTTTCCCGATCTTGTTTTATAGAATTTATTAGGTTCAATTATTAAGTTTTCCATGATTTTCTCCTTTAAAATGGGGCTGGATCATCAATTTCAGGTTTAACAAATTGTTGCTTAATAGAAAGATC